GCTTCCTGTAAAGATATTCCTTGCTCATTCTTAGCAATGTCTGCTAACTGACCTAAACCTTCTTGTAAAGATTTAGCTTTAGCAGCTTTAGCAGCATCGTTGTAAGTTTGTAATTTCATCTCAAGATCAAGATTACTTTTATCAATATCTCTGTTTGCTAAATCTGCTTTATATGCAGCATCTTTATCAAACATTTCTTTTTTAGTATATAAAGCATTAGTAGCTTCTTGTTTACTTGCTGCAACATTTGCCATGTTAGTTAAATAAGCTCCGCTACCTGGCGATGCATTTTTAATTGCTTGATTAGCTCCTGCGTATGCTCTACGAACCTCAGCTAACTGTGGATCAATATTCATTGTATATGGATCAATATTAGCTTTTTGAGCGTAGTCTTCATAGTTTAATAAGTTAGGTTTTCCAAAGATACCTCTTCCTATATTATAAGCAGCAGGTAATGCCATCATAGCACCTTCTAAAGGAGTTTGTTTAATTTCTCCAACACCTGGTTTAGCGCCTTGCTGAGCACTCATAGCTTGCATAGGATTTACTCTTTGTTGATAAGCTGCGTCAGTTTCTCCTGGAAGTCTATCCATACTTGATCCAGCAGCATCTTCACTTAAAGCAGCGTCGTATTCTTGTTGCGCTAAAAATGCGGCTTTTCTATTAGCAGGGGACTCTTCTATAAATTTTTGTTCAATAGCTAATTTAGCAGCTTCTACATCTTCAGGACTAAATTGTCCTTTTTCATCAGCAGATGCTCCAAAAGCTTCTAATACTAATGGATCATTAATAGCTTGTTCTAAAGTATAGTTAGCAACTATTCCATTAAGATTAAATGCTAAAGTAGGATTAATAGGATCTTCTCCTTCCATACCTCCACCCATTGCTAAAAAGTTTGCATATGGATTATCATTAGTAGGCATATTAAGTGGGCCTCCGTATTGAGTAATGTGATCAAGAGGTTGGTACATTGAGTAATTCATACGACCTCCATTAGCAAATGCATTAGCCGCAAAATTAGTTGCTTGGTTAATAAAAGGATTTTGTTTTGCAGTCATTAATTTATTAACTGCTTCGTTACCTTTAAATACTCCTGCTGCTTGTGTTGCTCCTTGAGGGCCCATAAAGCCTGCAATTGTTGATGCACCTTGGCCAATACCTCCAGCAATTTTATCAAACTGTTCTCCTGTACCTTTAATATTAGTAACACCAGAAGTTAATCCTTCTATACCTTCGTTAACTGCAGAAGATGTAGCTGCACCACCTGTAAGACCTGCACCTAATACTGCACCTCCTACATTACCAAAACCACGAATCATTTTGTCTTTCTCAACTTCTGATTCAGATCTTCCTCCCATACCTGCTAATTTATCAAAACCTTTATCGGTAAGAGTATCAGTAAGTCCGAAAGTAAGTGTGTCAAGTAATCCTTCTCCTACACCGTAAGCACCTGCACCAATACCGCGCATTACATTACCTCCTACAGCATACATATGTCCTCCTGCATCGTACATATAACCTCCGTTATTGTACATCTTACCTCCGCAATTAAATAAAGAGCCTCCGTAAGACATAGGCATTTGACCCATTTGTTGCATTTGTGCCATCATCGCAGGATCAATTTCTTGTTGAGGCATTCCAGCTGGCGGATTCATTTGCTCCTGCATCATACCTTGTTGCATTGCATTAGGATCCATCATAGGAGCTTGACCCATTTGTGGTTGAGCCATTTGTTGTTCTTGTCCAGGTACAGGCATATTTTGTGCTAACTCTGGATACTTAGAAGCAAACTCTGCGATGTCTTTATCTTTCTGCATCTCTTTTTGTTTTTCTTGAGCTTGCATTAGACTTTCTAAGTCACGTTGAATAGCTACTTGTTCAATAGTATCATTATCTCTACGTGAATTAGGACGATTAACTTTCTTAGAAACATCAGCAAATGTTTTGCCTACGTCACCTTTAGATAAACCAAACAAAGTTGCAGTCTCTTTATCAATTTTAATTTGATCAGAAAAGATGTAGTCGGCAGTGTTTAATTTAGTCTCACCTTCCTCTACTAAATTCATTTTACCATCAGGCGCCATTCCTTGTGGAATACCTCCTAAAGGACTTTCTTCGTGAGTACCTCCTTCATTAAACTCTGTCAACTGTCCTCCATCAGCAAAGCTGTTAGATCGAATCTTAGCTTGTACTTGTGGGGGTAAAGATCGGAAACCTTTATTATTAAAGCTTCCTCCGTTTGCGAAATTAATGTGGACTTGTCCACCTTTAGAATAGTTGTTCATTTCTTCAGTATTATTTTCAAATTCACCTATAGAAGGGTCGTAAGTCATTGGTGACATTCCAGGAGTAGGTCCTGCTGGTGGTAGATAAATATCATTAGCATCTGGCTGCCATTGTTTGTGTATAGGACTTGCATTTACTGGTTGACGCTCTCCCCATGCAGCACTATTACCCTCTTCATTAGGGATATATTCATGCTCTTCTGTTTCTTCAAAGTCTCCTCCTTCTCTAGGTTCTCTGTCAAGTGGGGGAAGATTTAATTTTCCAATATCAATTCCTCGCATTTTTTGTTGGAGATCCTTTAAAGGTACTCTAACACCTGCTTCTACACTTGCAGAAGGTCTAAATGTCATCGTATCAGTATTGACAGGGTTTATTTGTGTAGAGGTATTATTAGCCCAAGATTGTGTCCCTGATGATTCATTTGCGGATTTACCTTCTCCTGCTGCTCCTTGAAATTGAGCTTTTCCGTAAAGACTTAAAGGAGTTTTTTTTAAAAACTTTGGCTTCCATTCTCCTTCAGCTTGTACTCCGTAAATAAATCCTGTATTATTTTTATTACCAAAACCTACTCCTCCATAAGGAGTAATACTACCTGCTGCTGTTCCTGGGCGTAAAGCATCATTACGTCTTCTAGGATTTGAACCAAATTTTAAACCTCCTATAGCACCTACTCCTAATCCAGTTTTATTATTGTAATCTGCTGCTAATTCTACATAACCTTTGCCCTTATTAGAATTAGTTATGCCATCGTATTTTGCATGAAATCCTAGAGCTAATGGATTATCCGATAATCCAATGGCTGTAGGTACTACATTATTTTCAGGATCTATTGTAAAATTTGAAGCTAAATCAGAACCTTGTTCAAAATTTCCTATTTGCTGATTTCCATAAGGAAGTCCTACATCTCCTCCAATAGTCCATCTAGATTTTTTAGGACCGAAAGATTTTTCAAATCCTAAATTAGCAGTAGGCATTAAGTCGCCTGTTATAGTATTAGTACGGAAAGCATTAGAGTACAAACTAGCTCCTCTTAACATTTTATCTGGCGGCCATCCTCCCATTGATCCTCCTACTGCAAATGATTCTGTTCCTTCCTCTTCTTGAGGAGGATATTGTATTATCTCATTTCCTCCTTGTGTAGGTGGAATGAAAATATCATTAGCATCGGGTTGCCATCTTTTATGAATAGGGCTAGCGTTTACTTCACCACGTTTACCCCATGCTGCGCTATTACCTTCCTCATTTGGTATATAAGGTTGTTGTTCTAATGGATTATTTTCTTCATTTTCTTCAGCCTGCTCAATTAAATCAGACATATTATTTCTGCTAAATTTTGGAAGATCAATTTCATCCATTTTTTGCAAGGGCATTCTGTACCCTCCCTCAATAGAAAAATTAGGTCTCCACTTTATTCCAGGATTAGATGTACTACCAGTAGATACATTACTTTGAGTGCCGTCTGGATTTAGATTATTACCTTGATCAGGGGCTCCTATTGGAGATGCAAAATTAGCAGATAAATACCCATTGCCAGGTATTCCTAATTTATCTAAAAATCTAGGACGATATTCAGCGTCAGCTTTTAAACCCCAACCAAAACCACTTCCTTTAGTACTATTAAAAGTACCTCCTGTATAAGGTTCTAGCATTAATGAAGCATTATGTATTCCTCCTTTAACCTGTCCTTGACGATAATTTCCTTTTTGTATAGGAAATACACTACCTACTTTAGCTCCAAAACCTATACCTGTAGAAGGTGCGTATTCTGCCAATGCTTCTAATCTTGGCATAGCGCTAGGAAAAATACCTGCAGGTCCGTCTCCTCCTTTAACAGCTTTACCTTGCCATCCTATATTTCCTCCAAACATTATGTTAGGTCCTTCGGGATTTCCAGCAGCATTTAGTTTACCAAAATTTAAATGATCTAATTGAGAAGTTGGACTTAAAAAAGTATTACTAGGAGTATGTGGATCATACTGTTGTCCTACATATAATCCTCCAAAACCTCCTACAGGTTTTGCATATTGTCCTGCTCCTGTTGCTGTACTAAATCCTGCACGATATCCTGGAATTCTATTACCTACTAATGAATTAGTATAATAAGGGCTAGCATATAGATTTGCTGTAGGATTTGTTCTTTCTATCCATTTTTTAAAAGGGTGTCCTGGTCCTCCTGAAGCAGCTTCCATTTCTCCGCCTTCAGCGTAAGTTTGTATATTAGAAGCTTTAAAGGTACTCATCTGGCCGCCGTTAGCCATTTCATTATTAATTTTTTTCTCTTGTGCTAACATTTCTTTACTAGGTTTCTTTCCAGAACCTGCGTTAGCACGAATATTATCCCATAATCCTCTTTGACTATATGATCCGTCAGCACGTTTAATTAAATCTTTTTTAGACATGGTACTAATTTAGAGTTTAAAAGTAATAATTTTTATTGAGTTTTTGTAAGCTTAAACAAAATTACCTCCGTAAGTAGGAAACATATTCATATTGTTTGACTTAGGAGTATTATCAGAAGCAATATAGTTAAATAAGTTTTTCATTGAACTATTGTCTTTAGATACTTTAAATAGATTATATAAAGCACCATTAAAATTAGGGCTGTTTCTATCTAACTCTCCGCTCTTTTCTCCTTCTAGTCTCCAATTTTCAATATCTTCATCAGTGATAGTTTGATTAGGTTGCAAATTTTTCTGTTGACGTATCTCAAATAACATTGATTGAATATTATCTTCTTGAGGACTAGTTAAATAATCATAATAATCTCCAGCAGCGTCTCGCTCTTCGGAATCTTTTATGTCTTTTCCTATTTCATCAAAACTTTTAATACTAGGCCCAATAATCTTTTGCTCTGCTGAATATACCTCATCAGCATAAGGAGCCATAATTCTAGTACGCCCCTCATGCATCATAGTAGCATTAAGTTCTCTAGGGTTATTCATTATTGATTCACTTAATTGTATTTTTTCTGGCAATCCTTTTTTATTATATACTATAGCTCCTTGAGCACTTCCGCCATCTAAAGTCGGTACTATTTCATAAGGTACTTTATTTGCGTTTATTTCGTTTAGCAATGTAGACTCTGGATTATAAGCAGGAAGTATAGACTTCATTGTTTTTTCATATTGCTTATTGCCTATTTCATCAAATGGTAAAGTACGTTTAGAATACCAATTAGTGTAAAAATCTCTAATATCTTGTTCTCCTGGTATTACTGGTCCTTCTGGTACAGGCGTTGTAGGAACTAGATCACTAGCAGTTTCTAATACACCTCCGTTTGGATACTGGTAATTAAGTTGTCCACCAAATGCGTAAGGTTTATCAATAATATTACCATCTAAATCATAATACACTTTAGGTTCTAAACTTGCTTTAGATACTCTAGTAGGTAATGGTTTACTTAAAGCTCTTGCCATAATATCTTCTTGAGTATTATGACTAGCAGGAATTTCATAAGGACGTTCAGCAATCTTATTATTTGATTTAAAACTTTCCATAATCATATCATCTTTACCTTGGTACAACCAAGGTTTTCTTATCATTACTTCAGATTGTGGTAATAAGTAAGGAACTTGGTCTTCAGGTAATCCCTCTGCACTTTTAAAATTAGGAATATCTACTTCTTTAATTTTTACAGGCAACGGTGTGCTTAATAACGTAGTATTATTTATTTGCATTAAACCTGTTCTTGGATTTATTTGTGGGATCTCAGGATTTGATAAACCATTAAAAAATCCTGTTTCTATATTATTATTCATTTTTACTGGAACTTCTTGATAACCATTTAACCAATTAGGTTTATTTTGAAAAACCTTTACTTCATCTGCAGGAAATGAAGTCATGTATGCTCCTGTTTCATCTATTGGAAACATAGTTGAGCCTTTTCCATGTCTTCCTAAATTAGAAGCTTTCATGCTCCTATTTGTTGATATTATAAAGGGAGTTTTATCTTGCTGCATTGTTTGATCAATATATGCTTGTCTGGGATTTCCTTTACCAAATGACGGGTAAGGCGTTGTCCTTTTTCCTAAATTTGTACTAACTCCTCCAAGATCTCCTGATCTAACTAAACCAGAATTTTGTAAATCAGCAATAGCATCGTCTCCTACTACTCTATTATATGTATTTAACTTAGTTGCCCAAGGATTTAATTTATAAGTATTTGATAGTAAACCTTCTTCGGTTCCAAGTAATTTACCAAATTCATTAACTGTTGCTTTAGCGCCTTTATATAAAGGGGATACAACTCCAGCAGTTCCTACATCGAAAGCACCTGTTAAAGTATTTTCTAAAGCATCTGCGTATTCTCCTTGCTGTATTTGTTCAGGTACTTTTGATAATTTTTTCCCTCCTTGTACAATACTATATGCTCCTAATGCATTACCTACAGTAGCCCCTGGTACCGCAGACATACCTGGTATCGATGTTCCTAGTGCTTCTGTAATATATGGCATTGCTTTTGCGCCTAACATTCCTGCACCTTTAATTGCTGCTGGAAGTATACTAGGAGCTAATGCACCAGCTTGCCATGCATAATCCATCATATCAACAGGTTGTTCATGTTGAGGTAATTGGTCTTTAGTAGCAGCGGCATAATCTTGTTCCATGTTTTGAGCAAACTGTTGGCCAGCAATAGCATCTTGTACAGGTTGTCTTTCTGCTTCTGTTCTTCCTGCTACACTTTGTATCATTGGTGACTTACCATAAGAAGGCGTAACATTATCATATTTACTTGCAGTAGGATTTGCCATGGTTACTACTGCTCCTTTATTTAGTGCAGCAGTACGTTGCCCACTTGGATCTTCTACAGGTACGTATTGACCGCCTGTTCCTTTATTACTAATAAGCCAATTGCCTTCACTATCTTTTTGATAATAAGAACCTGGACGTTTAGCATAAGTATATATACTACCTCCATCAGGATACTGATTCATTGCTCCTCCCATAGCATAAGGAGCAGGGTATTGTCCCATGCTTGATGCATAGACACTATTTTTTAATCCTCTACCTCCTTGTTGAAAGCTATCTTCTGGTAAAGAGTAATCAGGTTTCATTTGTCCTCCATTGCCGTAGTACCTTCCTAATGCTGAAGCATAAACACTTGGTAATAAGTCTCCGTGAATATTTCTATCGTTTAGGGGCCCACCATCTGCAAAAGGTAAAGCAGTTGTATCTCTAAAAATCTTTGTACCTAAAGATTTATAATAAGTGTCAATAATACTAGGAGTCTTTTTCATTAGAATACTTGATAATCAAAGTAAGACATTAAACGATTCATGATTAACTCTTTGTTCTGAGAGTTATCAAAGTATAAAGTTACTACAAAATATGTACTACGTAAACGTCCTTGTTGGTTACCACTGTTTTGATCTCTTGGAATTTTAAGTCTCCACTTGTCAAATTTACGTTTAAATCTTGCAGGTGAAAACGGCACTACGTTTGTATCTTGATATTGAGTAGAAATTCTAAACGCAGTAATAGTTTGCCCTCTATCTATAATTTTATTGTTATCTCTTACAATAGAATTAAATTCCATTGTGCGTAGTATCTTGTTAACATCTGCTTGTGGATTAACTACTAATGTTAACTCACAAGGTTCTTGTATACCATAGAATACTCCCCAATCACCTATACCATTAGTATAAAGTTTGTCTTGTGATAATGCATGAGGGCTTAAAATAATATCTCCATTTTGAATCCAAATTGTAGGAGCCATTGAATACCTAGAAGAAAACTGTTGAGCTAATTCGTCAAATACTAATGTATCAGAATTATATACTTGTTTTGCTGTTGCAGGTAAACTATTTGCCAAAAGATCAATTACTGCTTGAGGTCTTGTACTACCAGAAGTAAACGTATTAGTTACGTAATAATAAATATTAGTATTTGAGTCGTATACAATTGTACCTACGGCATATAAAATGTTTGTAAGTAAAAGAGCAGAAGAAGCTTTACTTAAAAAAGTAAATAATACTTCGTCGTTTATAATATCTTTTCCAATGTGAACCCCTTTACCTAAAATAGGATTATCCCCTCCATTTGCTTTACGAGTAAATACATCATTAGGTAATGACTGTAAAAAGCTGTGCATTCCTTTAATCTCTGAGATAGCGCTATTTGCAGTTTGTCCTGATTGCGCTTGCATCATAAATATTTTTCTATGGAAAGCATCAAAGAAATATATACCAGCTTCCGTAGTTTCTACTGCCCATTGATGAATAGCACCATGTACTTTAGAATAATAGATGTGCTTACCAAAGCCTAATCCTGTACCTAATTGTGTAGGCACTCCATCAGCAGTAGTAGTGACAGCTGCGCGATTGATAGCGTATGCCCCTACTCCTTTATCTTGAACAAAGTATACAGTATCTTTCCAGTTTATTACTTTATTAATAGGTCCATAATCATCTACGTCATAGTAGTTATTTAAACCAAACTTAGTCCAAGCATCTACTGTTTCTTCATTAATTTTTACATTAGATAAATAAGCTCTAATATCATTAGCTCCACTAGTTTGTATATTAGCAGGTTGTACATAAAAAGCTAAATCATCATTTTGCCTAGAATAAATTAAATTATAGCTATACATATCTAATACTTTAGCATACGGAGCTTCAGCGTTATTAGTTTCTTGTCTAAAAGCTGGTATTATTGTACTACCAAATTCATACTTAACTCCTGTACGAAGAGTAGCACCATTTGCTAAATCAAGATTTAATTCACTTTCTAGTGCAATAATTTCTGTGCGAGTACTGTCTCTGCGATATTTATTATCTGAGTAAAATGCTGTATTAAATTCTACTAACCCAGATTGTACAATAAACATATTTACAAAAATATCTCCACCAAATACTTTAGGATTTGTATTTGCAGGATTTATAATAGGAGAAGCAGGAATAAATTGATTAGCCTCTAAACTATCTGTAGTATATCCTCCGTATACTTCTAATTTAGGTAGTATGCATTCAGTAATTGGAAAGTATCCATTATAACTTCCTGTAGGAGCAAAAGTAGTTCTATTTACAGGAAATACATTATTAGGTGCTTTAAAAAAATCATCAGTTGACCCTGTTATAGGAGCATTAGTAAAAAAGTCATTAGTAATTTTTTGTACTTTACCTATAACACTTGTTCCTGCTTTAAAAAATTCGGGAACTTCACTAGTTCCAGCACCTTGTTGAGGTCTATTTGGATTAACTTGCGGATCGCTTGCATCAAAATAATTATCCATGCACCAATAATTTCGCATGTAATACCCATCAAATAATCCAGTTATTTTTACCTCGTAATCACAATCGTCTTCCATTTTAAACTTAGCATTAAATTGCCAACGTTTAATATTTTCAATACTATTAAAATTTACAGGATAAGTATCGTAATACTGATTTCTTATATCTTGTGATCGATTTCCTAAACCTTCTGCTTCAAAAGTTAAAGTAGGAGTTGCGTATTGCAATCTATTTGTATAAGCTCCAGTAATTAATAAACAAGGATTGCTTCCTAAATTTAACATTAAATCGGCAACATTATTCTTATCAAAAGAAATTTCTGGAGAATAAAATCCTAAATAAGATCCTAATCTTAAATAATCTAAGTATTGCGGAACGTAACTAGTTGCAGAACTATTTTCTAAAGTACCAAATGATGCATTAGGTTCGGAAGCAGCAGGATAATAAGGATATAAATGTAATACATTACTGCTTCCATTTACTTGTAAATCAAATCCTCCTGAGCCTGTAAAATGTGGTGCGTCTACAGGATTATGATAAAATCCTCTCAATAATCCTTGAGAAAGTCTTCGTTTATCTACATTTTCTCTTTTTACTCTAACTATCTGGTAACCAGTAATATTATTTAATAATCCTGGACAAGTGCTAAAATCTATATTAAATTCTATGCCCATAGAATATCCCATAGTGTGTTCACTAGCAGGTTTCTGTTTGCTAATAGGCCAAAATTTATATCCTGAATTATTAACTACAGAATCTATTTCTGAAATATCAGGAAATTTAATATCTCCTATATATTCTACAAATGTAGCTTCTCCTTTAATAGTGTAAAATACAATACCAAAACGATAAGTCTCTCCTCTTTTGTAACCTCTTAATAATCCTGAAATAAACGGAGAGGCATTGTTAGAGAAAGTTGTATTAGCATATGGTCCATATCCATCATTTAAATTATGAGGAGTTGCATCAGGAGAATCAGTTACAAAAACTGTTCCTACGGTATTTCCTATAAAAGGAGCAGTTTTATCTAAAGTAAATTCTTCTAAATGAAAATTATAAGTAATATTTGGACCTTGACCTCCTAAACGTAATCCATCACTTTGGTATCTGTACTGTGAATTAGTTTGCCAAGTTTGATTCCAATGTGCATCAGAATTATATTCTGTATTAAATGCATTTTTTAAATTATTAATGGCAGTGCCTGGAGTAAATGGAGGAATTGGTGATCCCCCATTAAATTTATATCTCCTAGTTTTTGCATCAAATGTTTGTCCAGCAGGAAGTAAATCCTTAAGACTTACTAATGATTCTTTAATATTAGCAATTAATAAAGAACTATCTTTTTGAGTTATAGTCTTAGGCGTCTTAAAAGCATAGTTTCTAGATAAAAAATCTAATAACTCTAAATCAAAAATACTATTTTCTCCTCCTGTATATGTAAAAGTAATACTTGTTTGACTAGCAATAACAATCTCTTCTATAGAAGTAACTTCTGTTGTTGCAGTATTAGAAGATTTATAAATAGAAATAAACTCTACTTTATAAAAATTCAAATAGTTAGAAGTGTTTAAGGTAATAGTAAGAGATTTACCGCTATTAACTACAGTGCTATTTCCATTATATGTATTAGAGTTTCCTGCAGATTCACTGTCAGAAACAACGTGTATTAAATTACTTGGAGGAGATATTAAAGTTTGTTTTCCATCAGCAGTAGTTAATCGATAAGCAATTTGATAGACTCCAGTATTTAAACTACCTCCACCTGCTATAGTAGTAAATAAAGGCTGAGTAAATTTAACATCAGGAAAAATATCTATTAATCCCACAGGTAAAGTAGCTAAACTAGGATCTACTACATTAATAGATCTAAAAAAGTTATTATAATCTGTCCAATAAACTCTTTGAATACTTTCGGATTCAAAACGACCTAATGCTTCAATTGGCCACTGTTTCTTAAAATTTAACGCTGCATTATAGTAGACTAAATTAAAAGTAGTAATAGCTTTTGTTGCGGGATTATATTCTAAATTATATATCCAACCTTTAGTACCACTATCATCAGCAACAAACAAAATAATTTTTGTTCTAATTGTAGCATAACCTATAACAACAGGATTTAATGCTGTCCATGCTCCTGGAGGGGTACTTACTACAGGTAAAGTAACAGCTAAAACATTTCCTTTAATATTAGTAAAACCTCCTAATGAATCCCCCGTAGTTGTAGTAATTCTTACATCTAAAGCATCAATATAAAAAGTAGCTGCCAAACTATCGTAGGCAGTATCTTTATTCATTCCTTGGTAGGTATTTATATGTTGCTCCATGTTAAACTATTAGGATGTTGCTGGGTTAGGCCCATTGACACTTGGTGATACAGCATTGATAGTAGATACTAATGCTACACCAGATTTAGGTCTAAATTTACGTTGTTCAGGTAACTGCATATTTGCAAAGAAAGATGCATGATCCTGTAATTGAGGAATAGTACGAACTACAGAGTTTTTCACTGTCTCCGCTTCGTCTACACCATTCCATTGTTTTGCATGGTTTACTGCTTGTGCAAAGTACCATTCTTTATCTTGCTCGATCATTTGATAAACCTGTGGGTTGATTTCTCCACGAATTAATAACTTACGAGCAATACGTTGTGCAATGTAATGCGCACCTGCTTCTAACCATTGTTGTTCTGCAGGAATAGTAGGGTATCCACATTCGTCAGTCGGTATAGCACTGTATGACATTGCTAAGATACCTTCGTTCATGGAACCAAAGATGTATCCTTGTCCTACTGTATAAGTCTCGCGACCCTCGGTAGTATAATCTCTATCATCTAAATGATATCTGTTGTGGAAGTAATCTGTCTTCCAACGCATTGGATACATTCTTCCTTTACCACATTCAGCCTCTTCAATAGTACTAACTCCTACAATATGAGCAGTTTGTCCTATCTTATATAAGTCGTAAGGTAAATCACCTCTCCCGTCGCAAATTTGAATATAAGCGATTTTCTCTTCCATAGTCACTGGCACATTAGTATGCGCCATAAACTCTGCAAGCCACTCAACGCCTTCTTCTTCTTTGACGTCGTAGTTAAAACCAAAATCCCTGATAGTTTTATCAAGGATTGTTTTGTAGGAGACTGTTTTACCTGAGTACATTACATTAAGTTTTTAAGTACTGATTCTAAGCGGCTAGCGATGCCCTCAGAAGTTTTATCTAAAGAAGGATCTTCTGTACTTACAGATTTCTCTGTTTTCCATTCCCACTCGCCTTTGTCATTTTTACAACGACATTCTTTTGTAATAATGTATCCACCATCTACTTGCTCAATGCGAGTTTCTTCTGAACCACCATCTTCAAATTCTTTGCGAGTAATTTTAACAGTAGATTCTACTGCCTTACCGCCTGACGTCATTTCCATTGCTTCATCCATAATAAAATGTTTTACGGTTAGGGTCTTTAACTATTTGAGCAATTAACCTAGAATATTGTCTAGATGCTTTAAAAGTATAAAAACTCTTGTATTTTAAATTAGTTGTAAAGTTATCCCAAAAATGCTCATAGTATTCTTGATTTGTATGATCATTCTCGTGATAAATTAATGTCTTATTATTTATCTGTGTAATCTCATCTCTTGTTAATCCTGGATACTTAGTTTCCCAGTATTCCCAAGTAGCTGACCAATTTACTCTTAAACTCTTGGAGCGTTCTCCATTCTTTTTAAAAAAATGCATTTGCTTGCTTCTGATCCTAAGTTTACCTACTCGGTTTATCTTTAGTTCTAAGCCTGTCTCTACAATTTCTGTACTAAAAGTACTTAGCAAATCTCGTAAAAATTTATTATAAACACTGCGCTCAACTACTTTTTCTTTTGCATTCTCTGAGTAGTATTTATAAAACTGGTCCTTCTTGATATCACCAGCTATTTTACCTTTGCCTCTTTTTAAAAAATTATTGTCCTCCACTTGGTTGTCCTCCTATGCCTAAGCTACCTTTTTGATCTTGTGCATTATTAGCCTCATCTTTTTGACCTATTCCTTTTTGCATCAATTGTTGAAGTACTAATGGTTTAATATATGCCCACATCCACATATTTAATGGATATGCATCAGAAGCTGTCCAACAAGGAGTCTCTCCTGCGCAATTATAATAACCTTGTAACTCAGTAGGATCTTCAAAGATTCCACGTACACTAAGATACTTCATCATTAAATGTGCAGAAGCTTTACTAGTAATGTATAAATGCTTGCCGTAAAAGAAAGTGTAAATGCTTTTTTGAGTAGTTCTACCGTGGCCTATGTAAGGTACGCGCGAGTAATCAATAAGTATAAACCTAGGTTTCATTATGTCAGCAGGGCCAACACTTGCAATACCTTTTGTAAAGAAAAACTCAACTGTATTAGGTATCTCTTTAACAGTACGTAATACTTGACAGCCTGTAGGAACATCTATACAACAATCAATAGGATTAACTAATTCTAATTCTAAACATGTTATCTCTTGTAATATATATGGATCTATACTACGATTCTTGTTATACTCATTTCTAATCCATAGTGATCTCTGCTCGTTAATTAAATCTGTATAGAGCTCATAGGAATTTGAGGACTCTATTGAGTTTATTTCTAACGACTCATCAATCTGAGCATGTAAATCATTTAGTGATAACATAATTACAAATATACGATTAATTAATTAGCGCCCTTGACCTCCGTAAGCTTTTTTATAGTTCTTAGAACTTTTAATCTTAGAAGTTTGGGTTTTAGCATGTACTCCTGGACGTGAGACTTTTACTTTAGCTTTAGCGCCTCCCGTACTTTCTTTAATCTTAGCCATTATCTATTCTTTAAAGTAAAGTTACAAATAGTAATAAGATAGAAGTTTCTAGACTTGTCTATCTCAATGTTAATTAAATCTACAGCAGAGATTCTCAATCGAATCATGATTTTATCCCACTGCTTATTAGTTGTTTTCCAATTGTTTCTTAGTTTCATAATGTAAATATAAAAAAATATTAAATAGGGAATTTGATACTATCAATTGATTTTAACGTAAGGTCTCTATTATTAGATGTATCTCTACGTGTATTAATTATTAATATTCTACTTCCCACAGGTTTTGGTGGAGCTCCGCGTTCTACGTGCCATCCTTTAGATCCTTCTCCGAACTCTTCTTTGTAAGTACCTGTAATCATCATATGAATTTGTCTGTGTTTCTGAGAGTATCCTGTAGATGCATGTTGCTCAATTATATCACGAGCTATGTTAGTGCATTTGTTTTCATGGATATGTCCCATTGCAAATACATCAAAATCTTCAGCCATTTCAAGAGCTCTTGTAAGGTTAATCTCTCCACGAGTTACTATTCCTCCACCTCCACTACCGTGGAAGTATTTAATTTTAGTAACTATATTAAATTTAGGTCTAGACTCTTGACGTACAATTAGCCATCCACCATATCCTCCTGTCTGAACGTTGCTCCCATTTTTGTAATTAAGTAGGTCCACAAATCGTTGTAAGATGTCAGTCTCCTGGCGTTTAATTACAGAAGTCTCATGATTGCCGTAACCAATCACAGTAATCAGATGCGCATACGGTGAAAAGAAATCTACCGCTGTTTCTACAATAGAATCAAGGTACTTAATATTATTGTGCTCAGGTCGGATATCAGACTTAGTACCCCTTGGGTCCCATTTTCCTTGCATTAAACAAAACGTATCCCCATTAAACATCATAGGAATAGAATTTTTTAAACAATAATTTAAATCTCTTTTTAGTAGATCCCAATCGCATTTCGGATTATCCCAGTGTATATCTGAGAACATTGCTATCTTAACTTTTGATCCGCTAATTTTTAATTCATGGATATTCTTTGAATGTCTGATTAATTCCATTATGCTTCGTTTTGGCTGATAGCACCTTTAGCACTTAAAATTACTTTACGAACATTTGCAGGTTGTGCAACTTTCCATTTAGTTCTCCTTGCTTGGTACAATCTTGATTTCACAATTCTACTTACACTCATTGCATTTCCTTGATTTCCACCAAGCACATGATAACAATCTTTATCTTCGCCAACATATATTCCTACATGTCCTCCTCCGTCTCGTTTAAATGTTAAGATATCTCCTAGCATTGGCTCACTTACTTTTGTTCCGTAATTGGCCCATGATAATGCCCATAACGGCTTGTCTACTACTTCTACTCCTGCTTTATGGCAAGCATAAGCAATTGCTAATCCGCACCACGGAATCTCATCTGCTGTATATACTTTCTGTAGTCCCACTTCTTTTGCCCATCCTAAGATTACTGGGTTATGTTGTTTACCTACTACTTCTTTGGTTCCTAATAGCTTCACTGCTTCAACAAGGAGTTTCGGAGAAGTTTCCGATTTTAAAAAGTCATAACTCATAAATTAATTTTTTATGTTTTTGTATGTATCCGAGATTTTCTCGATAGTTCCTCTGATTTTCTTTACTATATCAAACACAGATTTAAGCATGTTATTACCTGTGATATCAAACCAATTTTCGTTTATAGATGCTAATTCTATTAATGCAAATATGCAAAGCAATAAATTAGTATACACAGCTTGGGTAGGAAGAGTTACATTGTAACCTAAAAATTTTATTAGACCATTAGAGAATGGAGTAAAAGCATAGTAATCTAATGGAAATAAAGCTCCAGCAAAAATATAATATCCGCTAGCCTTAAATATATAACCTCTTCTTAAAATTTTTGATTTAAATACATCTCTGTATTTTCTTTTTTCTGCGCATGCAATCTTTTTTAGAGAAATTAATTTGACTACTGTGTCAATTAAAATTACAAACATTAATAACAACGCACACATCTCAACTGGAGCAAATATTGCTCCTACTCCCATAATAAATATTGTAATTTTTTCTTTCATGATTTCTTAATAAATTTTATTTACAAGCGCATTAACTTAAAATATTTGGTGATTAATATATAGATTAAATATAGAATTCCAAAAATAAGTAAAAATGCTAGTGCATTATTAAGAAACTTTTTCCACCAGGGATAGTGTTCGTAGTATTTTACGGGGATTTTTTTAGTAATCACTTTAGTGATATACACAGGAGCGCATGCTCCTTGAATATATACCTTTTTCTCTGTAGGTACATACCAAGCTTTTACAGTAACTCTATCTTTTGTTAGAGTTACTGTATCAACTAATTCTTTTAATGTTACTACTGTATCAGTATGTACTTCTGGTACATACAAAGTAATAGTGTCGTGTATAACAACACTATCAATAGTAAGCAACTCAGGGTGCTTAGTAATTAAGCGGTTAAACCTCTTCGCTGGACTGCATGCTAGCAGCAACGATAGGATCAATAAACTCCACAGAATTTTTTTCATTTCCTTGTTCTTGAGCAAGCCCGTTTAAGAAATTAATTAAGGGAAGTCCTAATCTAGTGGGCATTTCGCTAATGTAAGCCTCTAAATTTTTAATGTGTTCTTCATTTAAAACAATCTGTCTCGGTGCTTGTGGTTGATTTGCTGTCATTTTTTTGCTGTTAAATTAATACTACGCCAATTGCGTTTGCCACGCATTCATTTACAAAGTTATTATTTTCTCCCCAATTTGCAAATTCTTCTTCACTTAATGTGTAATTATCTTGAGCAAGTTGTTTTCCTTCTTCCGTAAGTAATTGCCAATAAGTAGTACAAGTAGTTGCATCTGTTGTAAAGTTAAGTACTAAAACAGTCATTCTAGTTGCTGTTCCTTGGTTTAATGGGAATACTACTGGTTCAATAGCTACTCCTTGTTGTGTCGTTGTTTCCATTTTATTCTGTTATAGGTGATTCATTATACCATGACCATCCATCAACTGGGTAGTTGTATGTGTCTTTGTCTTCTCTTAATAGAGTGTAATTAGGAGCATACACAAAGTTAGGTGCATACTGCCAATTGTCATCTTCAAATTTGTAAAATCCTGATGTATCTTCCATGTTATCCTGTTATTGTCCAACCTTTTGATGTTACTATTAATCTATCTGCTGCTGTTAAACCTGCCGCACCTGTTGCTAATGTAATGTTTATAGTTTTTGATGTTACATTTCCTTGTGCTGCCATGTCGTTAAATAACTGTACTAAATTAGCAGTTGACATGTTTGTATATGCTACATTTATCTGAGGAGAACTTCCTGTCCATTGACCAGCTGACGCATTAAGTAATCTTACTGATTGCACATCAACTCTACCATTAACTATTGGAGGACCGTTAAGCCCAAGTATAGATAAAGGTCCTGAAAATGAAATAGATGTAAATCTATTATATTGAATGCTGTTGGCACTTGCTAAAGGAGTTGCTGTTAATGAGCCAATTTTATCAAAATTAGTTATAGTTACTAAATTAGCACAACCAGTAAACATAGCATCTATTGAATTTACATTTATTAGTTGTGCAGCTCCTGGTAATACTACAGTTTGTAAAGAACCGCAATCGGCAAATATTGACCCAAAACTAGTTGTTGCTATAGATACAGTATTTGGTAATGTAACAGATTTTATTAATCTACAACCTTGAAATACACTTAAAAAACCAGTGCAAGCATTCATAGATGTGGGCAAAGTGATTGAAGTTAAATTAACACAATTTTGAAATAATTGAGATATTGTTGATATATTAGTCAAAGATGCAGGAAACACAACTGTTTTTAATAAAGTGCAGTTAGTAAAAGTACCTGACAAATTGTTTGCATTTAACATACTAGTTGGAAATGTTATGGCTTCTAAATTACGACAACCAGAAAATGCACTAGCAAGACTTGTTATAGAGTTTTGCGCACCTGCTGCCCAGTTAACTGTTTTTAATCCTGCACAACCATTAAATGTCTGAGAGAAACTTCCTATAGTTAACGTTGAAGGAATTGTTATTGTCTCTAATCTATAACAATTAAAAAATGCATTAGCAAAACTAATTCCTGATGATGCAGTTAAAGGTAAAGTAACATTAGTCAAAGAATAACAGCTAGTAAAAATATTTGCTAATGTAGTACATGAAGGCATATTTGTTGGAAGCACACATCTTATTAAGCTTGTACAAGATCCAAATGTTTGTGAAAATGTACTTGCATTTATATTTGATGGAAATATAACACTTTTTAATTGTTGACAATTTTGAAAACAGTTTGTAAAATCAAAAGTAGGTGCTGAAGAACCTGTTGCGGGAAAATATACATTTTGAAGATTAAAGCAACTTGTAAATGCAGCATTAAAATTTATTGCTGCTACTACAGTAGGCATACTAGTAAATTTAACCCATTCTAAATTATAACAGTTTCCAAGCGCAGCATTAAAATTTGTGGCGAGATTTATAGAAGGAAATGTAATATTTCTTAGATTAACATTTGCATTAAAAGCATTAAAAAATGTAGTAACACTGTTTAATGTAGTTGGTAATATTATACTTTTTAAATTAAAGCAGTTTTGAAATGTAGTACTAAATGTAGTTATTGACGTTGCATTAGATGGTAGTACTATTTCATCTAAAAGGTAACAATTTAAAAAACAGCTTGCTAGATCAGTCAATGATGCTGCTGATGTAGGCATTACTACTTTTCTTAACCCAGTGCACCCTGAAAACATATTATTCATACTGGTCCAAGTAACAGTTGATGCAAATTTTACATATGTAAGATTGTTGTAATAACTAGGAGAAGTTGAAGCTCCTTGCGCTGCATAATATGTAGGTGTTGATACAGATGGTGTTCCATCTCCATAATATACTTCTAATACTCCACAGTTTTGAGTACTAAAGTTAACACCTGAAATAAAAACAGAAGTGATTTGACATGTTTGCAAAACTGATACTCCTGTTCCTGTAAAGTATACTCTTATTTTAAATGTTGTATATCCTAATGAACAAGGAGTTCCTGTTCCTGGTGTATATGTTTTATTAGTTGTAGTAGATCCTGTAGCAGAAATAGTTGTTGTTGTACCATCTCCCCAATCAATTACCATATCTTGAGAACCTGAAGTTCTTGCAAAGTTCGTTCTTAAACTGCAATTTGAATCCCCTAAGTCAGACATTAAAAACTGAACCTCATTCGGAGCATCTGTAATTACTGGCCAATCAACGGGTCTTGTCCATGCAGATTGACCCTGTATTCTTCTAAAATAATTTTGTACTGGTAAATTAATTGCCATAATTATACTGTTGGAAATATTGTTATTTCACCTAAGATATTATTTTGAGGTGGAAATAAAGAGTAGAATGTACAACTTCCTGCTGCTACATCTACTTCAGGTAGCATACCACAAGTAGTTACTTCGCTGTAACTTGCATTATCAGGTGTAAAGTCAACTCTTGTATTCACGGTAATATTCACATTGGAGAATGTGTAAATATAATAACTTCCTGATAAAGTCCAACTTCCTACTGCTAATGTTTGAGCTGTAAGTTTATAGATAGTTCCTCCACCACCTCCTCCTCCATACTGAGGAATATTCAATGTTGCTCCTACTAATGTAGCTGGACCACTTGTTCCAGTAGTAGTTAATGTTATTGCATTTTGTTTACCATTGAAAACACCCCAATCAGCAGAGCTTAATGCTCCTCTATTAGTTGCCGATGCTGTAGGTAAATTAAAAGTATGAGTGTCAGTAGCAGATGATATATTAAAATCTGTTCCTGTTGTGCCTACTGCAAGATATTGTACCTGAGAACTTAATCCATTTAAAGCAGTTAATCCTGTTGAAAATGTAGTAATAATTTGAGATAAGTGACTATTCTCAGTATGCATAGTTATTGTCCTACCGCTATGGATAACATAAAATCTAACTGCTAGCCTATCTGTTGCGAGCAATGTAGTAGCAGGTACTGCTACTGCTGTAAAATATAAATCTATGCTTGTTCCACCTGTAATATTTTCAGGAGTTGCTGAATTTGATGCTATTAATGTAAATGTAGTACCATCATATTTATATAGTTCAATATAAAACTTGGGACTTCCTCCTCCTGATGATGCGCTAAAATATGTTTCAAAGTTCCAATTTCCAGCAGGTATTAATAATTTATTTGGATCGCCTACATCTGTGATAAATTGAGCAATATAACCATCTGCATTTATATTAAAATCTGTTCCTGCACCAATTACAGGAACACTATTAATTTCTTTATATGCAACTCCACCTAAGGTACCTTGAGATACACTACCATTTAAGTAATATGAAACAGAAGCTCCTCCGCCTGTTGAAGTAGGGAAATTTGCTAAACTACCATCTCCTCTGATATATTGACTAGCAACACCTGCTCCTGTGACTGCAATTGTTCCTGCTCCAGTAACTGGACTACTTGCTACTGCAAATGCAGATGGCATAGATAATCCTACTGACGTTACAGTACCTACACTCCAACTTCTATCTGCACTTAAGTCTTGAGTAATTCCATTAATAGTTATATTTCTGCTTGCTGCGACCCCTCCAAGACCTAATAAAGTATAAGTAGGCACATTTAATGTAGCACCTATTAATGTAGCCGAACCTGAAGATCCTGTAGTTGTAAGAGTTATTGCATCCTGTTTAGCATTCCAAGTAGCAGCTGATGCTATTCTTGAGTCTGCTAATGTACCCGTCCATCCTAAAGTAAGTGATACACCTTGTAATAAAGCTGTACTAGGAGATCCTCCTAATGTAAGCGTTACGTTAGTGTCGTCAGTCTTTGTTAAGGCAGATGGTGTTACTGTTGGAATAGTTGGAAATGTTTGCCAAGTTTTATCTCCTCTCCAGTATTGAGATATTGTACCTGCTGTAATAGTAGGCTCTTTAGCATTTAATGCTGCTTGTAAATCTGTCTGTGCAGACAATGAACCCGTAATACCTCCCCAAACAGCTGATGCTGATACTGTCCATGAACGATCCGTAGATAAATCTTGAGTAACTCCGTTAATAGTAATTAATCTAGAAATGGGAACAAACCCTGCTAATGCACTATATTGTACAAAAGGATTTGCACTATTATTAGTAAAGTCACTTAAATCATACATTAATGGATTAATAGTAGATCCAGTTATAATATTTACTTCAATAACAGTTGGTGTAGCATTAATTTCAAAACTACCTACTTCTGAAACGCTAATTTCTACGCGCTCTTCCGTAAGTCCAACTGATATATCAATAATTTCACTCATCGTGTAATATCATTTACAACTGTAAATTGTCCAGAAATCCAAGTTCTAACTTCTCCTGAAGGAAAAGTAATTTCAATATCGTAAAGATAGACATTAGCTTCTAATGTCATAATCATTTGATTAATTTTAAAAGCTCCAGTTAATGCACTAGTAATAGTAATACCTGCATTAGCTACAGAAGTTAAATTTAAATATACTTGAGTACTAGGACTTTTACGCAATTGCATGTGAATAACAGCACCTGTTAAGTCAATAGGAATTCCATCTTTATTTATTTGAAAAGGGACTTCATTAAAAGTGTCTCCTTTTTTAGTAGTAAAGTTTAAAGTATTCATTAGAATGGGCTTGGTGTTGGTTTTGGTTTGTAAGTAATTAACTCAAGATCTTTTATCCAAAAGAATTCCTTGTTAGTGCAATACATTATTTCTTCTACTGAAATAATCCAATTATCATAAAAATCTTGAATAGGGTTAAAATAACTGTCAGCAGAGTAAGGTTTACCAGTAATCTCGTTTTTCTGTTCTTCTGTTAATAAACCTACTAATGTAGTTACGTCCTCTGTTGTTATGTCTGCTAGTTTCATACTTGTCTTGATAAGGCTGTTTGGAATGCTTGTACTCGTGTGTAAAAGTTTGCTGCTTCAGTATCTGTTAATCCATCTCCTATTGAAGCAAAAGCATATTGTTTAGAAGAAAAATTAGTTGTTCCAATACTCCCTATTAGTAAACTAGAAGTAGCTAATGAACTTGATTGTACTGCATTAATTAATTTACTTGAATTTTTAAAACCTTGAACAGATGTGTTATTAATTCTTGATGCAATGTAAAAACCTAATCCATTTGATACAGTAGCAGATGCTAAATATAACCCTGCATTTTCTAAGTTTGCAAAAAATATATTACCATTATATTGAGTAATTAATGAATAATTTCCTCTTGCTATATCATAACCTACATATGCTGTTGAAGGTGTATTAGTTCTTGAGTATACGGATAAATGTGAAGATGATATAGATAAAGATGTGCTTGGTATTAATAATGTATCAGCATATCCATTAGTGCCATTAGGAGTTGCACCTGTACTTGAATGTGTCCATCCTCCGTTAAATACTAATCTAAATGCAGCGTCTAAATCTCTAGGGTCTTTTAAGTTGTATTTGAATTGTGATGCGATGTAAGCTTGTTGTGAAGTTGCTATTGGTTGATATGCTGTTAACGTTCCTACTTCACTTTGAGCGCCCCAAATGTAAGTTGATTTTCCGTTTACTGCAGTAAAGTTATATGCTCCGTTTCCGTCTACGTGACGAATAGATAAGTAAACTGCACTAGCATTAGGCATCACGCCTGTTACTGAAACACGATACCACCCATTACCTACGTTAGTAATTGAACTTGATGTGTAACTTCCTATAGTTGCATTTGCAGTTCCTAAAACTCCGTTCTGTATGTCTACCCAAAGACGTACACCATTTTGTGCGCCACCATTCCAAACTTCTAAAGTAATCCACTGAGCATTGTTATACTTTAAGTATATACTATTAGTAAAGGTTTGATTAGTTGATGTCGCTACAGGGTTTGCATTATATAAAGCATGATTAGCATTTGCAGTTGTTGTAGCAGTTGAAGCAGTTA